TCACTGAATAGTATTGTTGATTTGTTGCATGATAAGTTGAATCTCCTCCACTTCAGAGACATCATTGTTCACAATTTTATTCCACAGAGCATACACCATTCTCTCAAAAGTGATGCCCTGTTTTTTATATTCCTGCCGGCGCAATTCATCAACAGTAGCAGCTGGGTCATAAGAATCAAGGATTGATTGAACAATGGTTTTTTCATTAGCGGTAAGGTTCCTGGAATAGTCAATACGACCGGAAGTAGAGACAGAGACAACAGGGATTTGAGCTTCAACAAGCAAACCGTGTAATTTAGCGGGATTATCAATTAATTGATCAGACATCCTAAACCTCCAATTTGGACACATTCATCAGCGACGCCAGAACCTTCACCACAGAAAGTGGTAATACCAACCTCTTCAGCCCATTCAGTAATTTGCAGATAGTGATAACCAAGAGCAATATTTTTTAAATATATACATTCAACAGTGATATGGTCAACGGAGCAATAAGTACGCAAGTCGGCGTCAGTGATGTCAATGGCATCGAGGGCAACGCCAATAGAGAAACCACCAGAAGAATCATTAATACCAAAAACCCAAGCATGTAAAGTAATTGGATCCAGGTCTAGACCTTTGACAAATTCAATACGATTATCAGTATCATTGTGAAGGGGACGCCAGGCTTCAGTGGAATAAGTCCAAGAAGCTGTAGGTTCATATTTGGAAATGACCCTTTTAAAACGATTGTACAAATTCCAAACAAATCTTTTACATTCGGTATCGGCAGTGGCTCCGCCGGCTGCCAGGGTGCGAATTGTGCCAAGATAGCGACAAGTAAGATCGCTACTCTTACAATAAATGCCGTCATGCAAAAGTAGAGAAGTGGCACGAAGAGTATCACTTGACCAGGCAAGAGACTGTAAGGTTAAAGTACCTTCGTTATCGTAGATGAAAATATCATAGTTTTTGTCAGCATCCAGGGCGGAAAGGTCAAGGGTTAATTCAGAAAAAGAATAAATACGCCAACCATAATTAGGAACATAGAGAGAAATTAGGTTGCCGTTGATCGGGGTAAAGTAGAGGGTGGAAGAAGAACCAATATCAGAAGTTGTAATGGGAACGCCTGTAGATAATGTAAGGCGACCGTTGCAGATATGATTTTCTTTGAGGAAAAGAAGCTCTGAAATATGGATAGAAAATTCAGTGCGGACACTATCTTTCTCGATTTTAGATCCGTCATAATAAAAGCGACCGATGAGGCGCTGATTGGCATTGGGAGTGGGTGAAGTTGAAATTGACAATGTAAAAGATGTGGAACTGGCAGTACGGTTGGCAAAGATGTACCAGACAGAAGCGCCACCAGTGGGGACATCACCAGCGTCAAGGTCAACATTAGCAACGGATTGAACGGGATAGCCATGAACGATTAAGCTAACAGGTTGAGAAACTGAGGCAGGCACACGTAATTGGGCAATATTGAGCTTTTCAATGGTGAGTCTGCTTTCAAAGTTTTCAAGGACAGCACCAATGTTGGCAGCGTCAGCAGCTGCCTGACCGAAGCGAAGGGAATCGGAGCGAAGATAATTATATTGATTGGCAAGGGTGGCGTCACCTGGTGAGACATCTGAACTAAGTGGATAAGCCATTATAAACTCCTGTAAGCAAGTTTGTGAGGTTGCGGTTTGTGAACCGAAGCAATCTTGCGGTATTTATTTTTATAGAACATATTATCGAAAAAGTCAAGTAAACTCCTACTGAGTGCTTTACAAAGTGCATGAAGGCATGAAGCGATGTGCGGAGTGGGGTTGACGGCTAAGGACACCCCACGAAGCTTGTAGTTGAGCTTGGTTTTTGACGACTGTTTTTGACGAGGGAGCAAGGAAAAGGAGGAAAAAACTGCCTTGATGCACGACAAGGAAATAATAAATAGCTGCGAAATGATAATAATAGCACGGCGAAGCCCGAAGAACTTGGAGAACGTAGTGAACGCAAGAGCGAAGGGGCGGAATCGCCGCAGCCCTAGTCCCCCCGGAGCTTTCCCCAAGAGCAAATCCCCCCCTTTTTTCAAGGTTCCTTGCAAGGTGCGGGGGGTGGGGAAGGGGCTGCCGAAGAGGGGGTTTAAGGGGGGGAGCGGCGGGGAAGTCGCGGGGGAGGGCGAAGCGAGCCGTGCATAAGCCTGGCGACCAGGAGGGGGACAGCGGAGCTGTCCGCCGTTGACGAAAGAGAACGGAGCGAGACGTGCGTAGAATAGAAGGTAAATGCTAATCATGTTTTACCTTTGGTAATTCCTCTAGTCGCATGCAATGGTCCCTAATGAGTTCGCCGAGAAGTGATATGCTTATACCCCACTTATCGGCAAGCCATTTAAAAGTCATTCCGTTTTCATGGATTTCCCAGCAAAGAATTTCTCCAAAACTACCCCCACAACCTGTTGGATTAATTTTATACTGGGATTCTATAGATTCTCTTATGTGGGAAATATGATTGCTCATAATAGATTGATTTTTTGCATTATAAGGAAGAATCCAATTTTGTTGGGTAAAAATCAACGATAGCAAAAAAAGGTATGAAGATATCAAATGATTGCGTAGGAACGATTAAAAAGGGTTTTAAAGGGGTTTCAGGCATAATAGAGATTACCTCCAGATCATATTGTCTTCCCACTTGATACCGTCACCGTTCCAAACGCTGGCAAAGAACAGATCGCTATCGATAGGCGGGTGATAAAGTGTGATGTTGTTGAACTGCAAAGAGACATGAGTGACTTCAGGTTGGTGCAGTTCGGTGCCACTGAAGCCGGTGGCGCCCATGCCAGCAAAGACCCCGATGACTGTGTCAACTGAGAGACCCTCTGTAATTGCGAGATATTCCAGTAACTTGTTGTACATAGTCTGGCGATCTGCGGAGTGTTCCGATCCGTCATGGTTCTTGAGATCATCGGCAAGAATGATAGTAAAGAATATGCGGATGGATATCTCATCATCGACTAATTGTCGTTGGACAGATATATTATTACCCCTGACGGTGGGGTCGTATGCAATCAAAAAACCGTAGGGGTCCCCAGAGTTTAGTTGTGGGTGAGTGAGCGTGATGTCACAGTCAGTGCCAATGGTGGGCATAATTATTTACCTGCCTCTGTAGATCTCATAGGGCATGTAGGGTTTAGGAGTGTAGGGATACTCCCAGAAATTTAGACCAGTGAAATTTCCATCTATTGTAAATCTGTAAAAAGTAGGTTGAAAAAGACGATAGCGGGGCAGGTCGATAAGTCCATAATAAGATTTAAATTGATCTTCGACAATGTTAAAAGCTTCCTGCCAGTTGCCGGTAAGAGCGTAAGATTCGGCGAGTTCTTTAGATTTGCGGAAGTTTTGAGGCAAAATGGAATGAAGCATATATTTCCAGAAAGCGGACAGATTAAGAGCGTCAATGAAAGCTTCAATGCCAAAAATATCAGTGTCAGATTCGGGATATTCAATAGCGACCAATTTTAAAAAACAATCACAATGGGGGTGGAAGCCGGGCATGACAGCCTGAGTCCAGAAGCGCATTGAATAAACACGACCTCTCATCATATTGCAGACCGGGCAGTTATGTCCCCTGGTCATCCACATATATTTATATTCAATGTTGTAAGAGTAAAGAGCCTGGGGAATGTAGAAGCCAGTGGCTTCGTCCTGTGCCATAGGATCAAAGGGATCATACTCAGGAAGGTGACCATTTGACATTAGAAATCGTCCTTAGAATCGTAAGAATCAAGCTCCCAAAAGGCATTAGGAAAGATGTCAATGGATTGTTCAGTTCTAATTTCGATAAGAAATTCAACAAAAATATTGTACTGCTGCTTGCCCAACAGCATTAATTGATTGGGATCACCGGGTTTACCACCCCATTGTTCAATAGTTCCGGCTGCTCTGGCCATAGCAGCGACACCAGCAGCACCAAGAACGAGCTTGCTTTCGTGATCATCACGAACGGTGGTGGCGCTGGCGCCGTTGAGGGTGTCAATAGTTTGGCGGGTAAGATAGCGGATATAAATTTTTTCATCAACAGCAGGAATATCCGCACCAGAAAAGTAAAGAGTGGGGACCCCGTCAACGAAAGTGAGGTAATAATCCTCACGCTGATAGACAAATGGGTCTAAGACAGAATCATCGTAAGGGTGGACGAGCTGCAAAATGGTGATAAGACCAGTGCAAGCGCCGATTGCTTGGGTTCTGCCGGCGGTTGCAATGGTGATAGATTGCTGATTTTCGTTAGGAAAAGCGCGCGAATAGTCATCTAAGACCTTCTGTAAAGCTTCGTCAATGGTGTCATTGTCGAACTTTTCATTGGTAGATTTGAGAGTATTTAGAATACGTGTTCTATAAGCAGCAAGAGCAGCCATAATTATTTGTCACTTTACAGTGTGCTTCGCGATGTTTAGCCGACCCGCACCAAAGTGGTTTTTGATAATTGGTGCGGGTTACGGCGGATCTCCTACTGAGCGCTTCGCGATTTGATTTTGAGCGGTCGCTTAGGGTTTGGTTTAGAGGGCGCAGGGGCTTTTTTGACCTTAGCGGAGCTTTGCACCTTTGGAGGGAGGGACACAACGCCAGGCGATTTCTGCGCCTGGAGGGCAGCGACCGTTTCATCAATAATGGGTACTTTGATACTCTCGGGAGGTGGTTTACTGGTCTTTTTGAGTAGTTTGGTGATAGGTTTAGGTTTTTCTTTGGTAATAGTGGATGGATCATGTTTATATTGTAGAACAACCTTTCTACCGTCAGCAGCAATAGCCACCAGGCGCCCGTCCTCGCTATAACGGGCATAATCGAGAGGTTCAGCACCTAAAAGCTTAGTGCAAAGCTTCAGATCCGCTTCAGTTTTGGTTTTTTTCATAGGGGTACGTTGCCACCAGCACCGACACCAGCGTCTTCAACAGCGACACCGATGATATAAGCGATCAGCAAATAGACGACATGGGTGATCTGCTTGGCGTCCAGGGGAAAGTCAGGGTAAATCTGCTTTATTACAACGACAATGAAGCCGAAGAAAGCAGCCCAAAACTTACGTGAGGAAAAGATTGATAAGAATTTTGAAGGTAATTTTGTTTTCATGGTTATACTCCTTTAGAAATGAATAAAGTTAATATGTAATTTTCTATTTGTGGTGCGAACTATGCGAATAATAAAAATCTTGAAATTATTTTTTATTTTTAAGCACCAGAAATAAGAATTAAAAATAGTGCTGCCCTTCCCCCGCCAGTTGGCATGGCGGGGGCGGGCAAAACGGAGAATAGAAGATGACTGGAGGAAGTCAGTCACCTTTCATACTCTCAGGGTAAAGTTTGCTCTAGCGCCGAAGAAGGTAAAAACAGTGCCAACGGCACAATCAACGACCAATTTAAGCCAGTAAGCGTCGCCGTCATCAAGCCAGGCGGGGGTGGAGAGATTGACTGTCATGGTGTGATCGCCGATAGCTTTTCTTTCTGCAGCTATGTCATGGTCAGCGTCCTCTGTGGTGGTGACGGCGGCACCTGCAGCAGCAACACCAGTGGCCGGCAGTGTAACTTTTTCAAGTTCAACGGTAGCAAAGTCATCACATAGAGTGGTAGCAATTTTGTACCAAATGTCAATACTTTCGAGTTTAGCGCCCTTTTTAGCAATGGCATTTGACGGCATAGTGATAGGGATCAGGGCAGTAAAAACTTCATCGGCTGCGTCTTTGGCACGTTTAACGAGGTTAGCAGACTCAGAAAGAACCCAAGTACCGACTGTGATCTCAAAATCGCCTGGATTGATCCATTGTGTCATGTTTACATCATGTATGTAACCCATAATTTATTACTCCTTTTTTATGCTACATTTGATTTGTGAAGTGGTCGGAAATCATTGACCCACACAGCCAGGAAGTGTCTTACCTTCAGGCGGTGTTCATCGTTGGTAAAGACAGCGGGTGAAAGGTTGTCGCCAGCGATGAAGATCTCAGGCATTATTCCAAAACGTTCACCAACGAAGAGAGCCGGCGCAATCAAAGGATCGCAAACGGCTGCCCAATCGGTAGGCTCAGTCCATTCGGGAACTGTGACAACGTCACCGGGCTGACCACGCTGCAAGTTTTCACTGTAGATATTGGCTGCATTTTCCAAAGTAGGATAAAGAATCTTCATAGCAGCAAGCTGCAATTCACGGGGAACAAGCAAAAAGCGGGGATTAATAGCCATGGCGGGACCTGTTCCGTAATGTCCGGCAGCATTTTTGATGAGCATAGGTTGAGCATAAACAGCGGATGAGACAACGTCCCATTCAGCAGCTGAAAGGGCGGTGGTTAACAAGTTCTTATGTCCGCCTTTGGTAGTAACTGCAGTGGCATTGAAGAGATTACCTGTGTCCGCCATGGTGGGGCCAACGCCAGAATTGGCGGTGAAGATAGCAGCAACAAGGGCTGAAATCTTGCGCAAGCCGGCTGCTGCAAGCTCACGGGGATAAGCTGAAAGTTTGCGGGTCATGTCTCGGTCGATTAATTCCAGGGTCAAGGGGATGTAACCACCGTATTTGGTGAAGTCAGCGGTCTCAGGGCTGTCACCAATGACTAGTTCGGTGTATTCGGCACCTTCAGCGACAGTGGGGAGCGTGCCAACAGTGCCAACCAGAGTACCGGTAATGGAATTAACTGACTGAAAATGCTCAATTCTACAAACTCTATTCCACCAGTCGTAGCCGGCAAGACCTAATTGCTCCCAAGTATTGACCACGATCTTATTCAATGCGTTCTTTACTAAGCCGGTGAAGTCTGCGGTTGTAGCAAACTGGGCACGATCTGAGAAGAAACCACCATGTAAGTTGTAGTCACCAGTCAACATCATGTACAGTTCACGAATACCAGAAAGAGGGCGTACCGATAATTTCTCGGATTCTTCATCCCGGGGTGAACCTAAGAGGTCGTCAACGGCTGCCTGGAGCTTGTCAGCGGAATTGAACATGGCAGAAATGTGCGCACCCTGAACGGTAGCTGCACCAGTAAGCTCACTGATCAGGTTACGGGTATCTTCGATAGCTTCGGTCAATTCAGTGGGATCAAAAGCCGTGCCGCTGAACTGCTTGCGTAAGCGTTCGGCAGCTGGAGCCGGCAGCTTGGAAGCGGTCAGGGCGGACTCGAGGAACTGGCTGCACATAGCTACACGCAATTCAGTAACCTTGTCAGCTTCGTCCTGCATTTCTTTGAACTTGCCCTGGGCGTCAACCAGTTGATTAATGGCTGCCTGTTCCCGCTTGATACGAACTTTGACGGGGTTAGGGTCAAGCGGCAGCTGCTGATCTTCTTGCAGCTGGGTATTTATTTTTTTGTCCTTTTCTTTAGGCATAATATCTCCTTTCAATTTTTGATAGATTTCGCGGACAAATTCCCCGCCACGGGCGGGATTTATAACCAAGTCAACGGAAAAAATGCGCAGGATTTCTTTAACATTTTTGCCGTTGGCGGTGAAAACAATGTCAGCACTGAAGCCAACCTTGGGTTTGTTATCCTGATCAGCGAGGATCTGTTTACCGATTTCGCTGAGGATCTCAGCACCTGGACCAAAGGGGCGCAAGCGCAGCTTGACGCCTTTTTTTTCAGGGTCCCAGGTGGGCTGAGAGCAAATGCCGGCGAGGTCATGGATAGAATGACCAAACCAGTGATGATCAATAAAGGTTTCGACACTGTCCCACAGTGATACAGAATCTTTGAGGACTTGTTCGCTGAAGGTCCAGGAATTAGCTTTACCGGCAGTCATGGCCAGGATTTCAAATTCACCCTGCTGGTTGACTGAAGAATCAACCAGGTTGACACGATGTTGGAGTTCTTTACTTTTACTAAGTGCTTTGCGAGGTTCTTTTGTCATGTAATTGCTCCTTGTTTAGATGTTCAGAAAACAGGACAATTCTTTTTTTAAGCCAATCGGGATAATCGATATTAGGAAGCAAGAATTGACCAGGTTTATAAATTGCTTGAATGTGGAGGTGGCAGCGCTGGCATAATGCAACCAGGTTGTAGTTACTGCAGTTGAGGGGATTACCGTCAAGATGATGTACAGTGAGGGTATGTCCACTGGTGGGATCGTGAGGATGTCCACAGTGTTCACACTTCCAGCTGGCAGCATTTTTCACAATGGCTGCGATATCTTGCCAATTAACAGGGTATTTTGTCATGTCAGCAGGCATTATTTAGAATATCCTTTCTAACTTATATATCATATTTATTATAAAAATGCAACTAATCAAGCAGATCAATTTTCAATTCAGCATGAGCAATGCCGGTGTTCTTACCGCCGATCAATGCCTGCCTGACCATGTCATACAGGTAGGTTGATTCGCCAATATCGTAAAGAATAATTCCCCTGCCAAGTGGGCGAATACGAAACTCACCGACATAGTGAAAGTGTTTAGTAGGTGGTGCTACTTTTGGTTTGTAGGTTGACATAAGTCTCCTTCTGAGTGCTTCGCGATTATCCTGGGATGAGTGGTTGTTTGGTAGTGCTGTCAAGTTTAGGTTTAGGTTTATTGATGTCAGCAGGTGGGGGGGGATTAGTTAAACCAACGGGTAGGGTACCCTGTGGTGTATTCTCTTCAGCCCGCCCACGTGAGAGCATGTCCTCAACGTCAATGGTCTCACCGGTGAAACGGTAGATCAATCTTAGGAATTCGGCGTTGTCGATTAGGTGTCTTTCTCTCAGATCTGAAAGAACTGTGAGAATATTTGAAGATGCCATAGCCAAAGAGATGTTGTCACGGGCTGAAATATCAGTACCATTGACCTGAAATTCGGCTTTAGGATTGATTTTCTTATCGATTAAGGCTTTACGATTGATAGCAACCTGCAAAATATTGGTAATAATCCACAGGAAATACTCCTGGCGCTGTTCAAAACGGCGGTAAGTAGGTCCGCCGGCAGCTTCGGCAGTGGTCCGGGTGGCGCTCTCAGGTTCGGCAAGGAAATGCAGGGGCAGCCCAGCGCCGCTGGCGATCATCTTTTTAAGCGCCAAGCCGTCATGCTGGGCTTCGGTGGACTGCAAGCGGGGATTGATGACCTTCCAATTCTCGTTTTCATCACATACCAGGATAGAACCTGGTTTGGGGGGGTGGGCATTGAGCGCAGTTTGGCGCGCTTTGCGCTGAGCTTCGGAATTGAATTTTGCCTGTACCACGAATAAGAAAGCATTGCGATAACGATTCAATCTGGCGCGGTCTTCCAGCCAGGAAGAATAACGTGATAGCCAGCGCAGAAGCGGGGCCAGGTCGCTCTCACCCCACTGAGCGCCAACAGGCTTATTAATGGTGTACTGCAGCATAGTAGGTTTGGAGGGATCATCAGTTTGCTGGTCGTAAGCTGGCCAGGGTTTAGGTTGAATGTCATCCAGGCTGGATTTGGGCTGAAAGTACAGGGGCTGTTCGATGTCATTTTCACGTGAAACAATCTTTTCAATGGATTTAGCGGGGATTGAGCGGATATAGGACATGCCGGCAGCGTCAGTTGAGATGAGAATAAACAGGTTGCCAGTACGGGTAAGCTCATCACAGAACTCAAAAGCACGGATAGGCAGGCGATTTAATGGATTATTCCAGAATGAATCAAGGAATTTAGCAGTAGAGGAATGTTTGCAGGTAAAAGATAAGCCGCCGCCGACCACATACTCGCTAGTAAGCTCAACGATACGACGAGCCAGGGGATTAGATCGCCAGGCATTGAGAGACTTTTCCAGAACGTCACCGCGATCGTAAGCCAAACGGTCACGATCGCTATCTGACATAGAGCGAGTACCAATGAGAAAATTATTTTCATTTTCAATCACCGCCATTTGTTCACGGACCTGGTTTTGGACTGTGTTGTAGAACAACCGTTCAATAGCTCTATCGAATATTGTCATTTATTTGAAGCCTTTTTATTGAATTTCTTATTGGTTGAAATATATAATGTCCGCCTCGCCTTGATTGCTGCCAATAAAACATCCAGAAAATTCTGTTTTTTTGTAGGGCTGCAATAATATCCTCATTTCCACTCCAACCAGCAGTATCTAAATAATAGGTATCTCCCTTTTGTGACCAATATCCATAATCCGCAAATTCCCAAAGTTCTCGAATATATGCCATCAAACCGTGAAGATCTTTACAATCCCATTTATTGATTTTTTTCAATTCGTCATCAGTTGGATAATTATTATCATTTTCAATCACCGCCATTTGTTCACGGACCTGGTTTTGGACTGTATTGTAGAACAACCGTTCAATAACTCTATCAAATATTGTCATTTTTTAGACCTTTTCTTTTCGCCGATCTTGATACCCTTGGAATGGATAGGGGTTTTTTTAGGTGGATCATCAGGGACGCAAAAATTAACAAGATCATAAAAACCGTCAGAAAAAACATTCAGATCAACGTTGGCAGCAATGCCGGGGATCCTGCCGGCACGGGTGTACTGCCAGAACTTCCAGGAAACCCACGGAAAGAACTGCCCGGGGATACCAGTGCCATAATGAGCGACCCACAGGGGGTATTTAACACACTCTTCCCAAGACCTGCCAAGGTATGAGCGCCAGAATCCGGGGCTGGTGTAGATTATGGGGGTTCCTTTGCGGGCTTGCTGCACGACTACCAGGAAGAAGTCAATAACTTCTTTGAGGTAATGAGCGGAAGCTTTGACTTCAACATCAATGACCAAAGGTAGGTCATGCTGACTGCCGACTGATTTTTCGGCTCTCTCGACAGTATCGAGGAAATGGTGAGCCTGCTCTGCAGCGTTGTATTTGGGCAAGAAGTAGTGATAAGCGCTGGTAAGAATACCGGCAGCTTTGGCGCCGGCCAGGTAGGTTAAGTAGTTGTCGTCCTTGTGGTCAGTACCTTCAGTGGCTTTGAGAAAAGCGAATTTGATACCAGTACTGGCAACCTTGTGCCAGTCGATAGCACCCTGCCAATGTGAAACATCAATACCATAAATCATGATTTAACTCCTTAATCTCCCGCGATATCCTTTTTGGAAATCTAAAAAACGGGATAATTGAAAAATTGGGGAAAAACTGTGGATACGATGTGGATAACTCTGTGAAAGTATTTCGTATAGTGAGCTGATTTCAAGAATTTTTTGAAATGGGTACCTATTGTTGTTGTTAATATATATATATATATTAATTAACTTATTAAACATTAACAATAATAGCTCTGATTTCAAGAATTTTTTGAAATCAGGCAAAAAGTATTGATTTACAGGGCATAAATGACCTGTAAACACATCAGAATCCTTCATTATCGATATCATCGAGGGGATCCTTAGCTTGAATTACGAAGGTTGGACCGCTTGCGGACCAATCCTGCTGGTCTAAAACAGCGACTAAAGCAGCGCTGATCAGTAAATCATCGTGTACTAGCTCGCCGTTGGCGGGGTTGCGGGTGCCGTCCGGCACACCCCAACGAACGGTTTTCTTGGGGCCTGGTAGGATTTCAAACTCACAGAACTCAACTTGCTGCCAAAAGATAATTTGAGAAGCTGCCAGTTTGGCAGCCAGCGGGGAAAGGTTTAGTCCGGTAGATGTTTGCATTGAGACAGTATCAACACCGAGATAAAGCGGGGCATGATCTTTGAAGCGGTTGCTGTCGATGATCCCGAGGAAATCCCAACACAGATCCGATTTAGTACGGGTGTTAAAGTCAAAAGGTATGACCTGGTCAGGAAAAGCAGCAGTTAAAAAGCTGGCTAAGCCGGCTCCGACACCAGTAGAATCAACGACTAAGTATCTTACGTAGAATAATTCGGCTCGTGCTTTGACCTTGGCGTATAGATCAGTGTGCTTAATTCCGATCCATTCCTGCCTAAAAATGACCTTGTAGGTAGGTTTTTTGATTAATTCATCCTCAACAGTAGATAGATCAACCTCAAAAATGGTCAATGAAGTGCTGTCACGCTTTGGGTTTTCAAGCGAGGCAGCGTCACCAGTATCTTCGGGAGCTCCTGTGACACCTTCGTCTTCACCGGCTACGTCCAGGGTGAGGGCGTAGAGCTTGTTTTGTTCAGGTTCAACTGCAGCGGGGTGCTGTCCTTTCATGAGTGCGCGCCGTTCCGGCGGGAACAATCCACCTTCGGCGTCAATTTCCTCACTGAAATATTGAGTCTTTACCATGGGGTGATTCCTGCCCAGGCGGGCGACCTGCTCTTTGACAAAGTCACCGTAAGCGGGTACTTCTTTAGAGACATCGTCAGCAGTCATAACAAATACCCTTCTGATACCGTCTTTCTTTTGTTGTTCACGGGCAGCTCGCAATTCTCTGGCCAGCAAGGTGCGGGATGTCCAGGCAGTACCCCAAAATACGCGCGTAGCGTTGGTGCTGGCTGCCATGGGAGCGATGTCCTTGTCGAATTTGCTTATTAATATGTCCTGGGCTTCGTCCAGTTCCAGCAGGACTGAAGCGGTTGCGCCAACGATACTTGATCGAGGTTGACCAGAAAAGAAGTAAATGCGGGCGGTCTCGACCCGATAGATATAACCCTGCTCTTTGCGCCACCAATTCTTGGTGATCAGGTTGCGGTTGAGGACTCTTTCGAGCCGGCGCATGGCGTTTAGTGATTGCGGTTTCCAGGTAGGTGATATTTTCACCATTTCGGCGTCCATAAGGTGCAGCAAAGTAAGTAAAAAGGTCTCTAATTGAGCTTGCAATTCGTTTTTTCCAGACTGACGCGGAAAAATAATTACAAAAGTAAGGCCAGATCGGTCTATTATTGACCTTAGAATGGCGTCTGCGACACCTTTCTGGTAGTCTCTGAGGGTTAATTGGCTGCCGTGCTGGATAAAAATGTTGATATCCCGCATGAGTTTCTTGACGTTTGCGATTATTTGGCTCATACATAATTACCATTTTCATCATTGTTATTAAATTAATCTGCTGTCCCGTTTTATGGACCAAATACAGCTGCATTTTTGGGACAGTCAATATTTAGATCCTAACCATGCAGCAATGGCTGAAAGCACAAGCGATAAGCCGGCTTGACCGACCTGCAGCAGTGAGCCGGTGGTGCGCTGGCTTATTACGGCGTCATCCACCAGGCGGATACGGTCCTCATGGTCTTTGAGGGCAGTGCGGATGTCAGTCAGTCGGGATGTTATCAGGCTGCGTTTTTCGGTTGAGATCGCCTTTTGGTGATTGAGATCCCTTTCGATCTTTTGAAAACGTGCCTCTATGTTGTCCCGCAGCCGTGCAAATTGTTCTTTTATAAGTTGGATCTGCGTATCTTCCATAAAAACCTAGTTCAATTAGAGCTATTTTTAATGCAGCATGGAGCTGCTTAATACTTAGTAATTCCAAGTTCATCACAAACCTCACCGATTGCTTGGGATAGGGCGGACGCAACATTGGAAGGGTCATCTGCCAGGGTACGCTGGGTCCGCAACAGGCTTGCCAGCCGGCTGGCGGCCAGTCCCAGGGTTGAAAGCGCCTTGAACCAGGTCTCCAGCTCCTGCCCTTCATTGCTGGCGATCGCGAACACGCGCCGGATGATTACTCGTAAAAGGGCAATCTCGTCGTTCAATCCATCCTTCAGCGCATCTTCCAGATCAAATAGTTCCAACTGGCGAAAACGACGTGAGTAAAATCCGTGCTTTAAGGCATTCGTGTTACGGGGTTGAGCGCCTGGTTTGCGCTTTCTGTCTGGCAT